CTTCTTCCTTTACTTCTGGAATTTCTACTTTAGGAGCTTTCTCTATAGGAGCTCAGTCGATAGGTTTCATTACTGATGGGAAGTATTCTACTTCTGCACTGCTCACTATATCACCTTTGTGATAATCTTTGTTAGCAATCCTACAGTCTACTGTTATTTCGTAAAGCATGTTTTTATTCCTTTACTGAGATAAAACTAATCAAAGAGGGACTAAGCCCTCAATGATTATGAACTAGATACTTCTTTAGTATTTACTGGGTTTGTAGTTTCGTTAGCGATTTCTACTTCAATAGGGTCAGTGTTAGCTATTGTTACTTCAGTAGGAGATACACTTCCAGCTGCTACATTATAGATGAATGCTTCTTGATTAGCATTCTGGAATTCTGCAGTAATAGTTGACTGCAAAGATTCATAGATAACTTTAGAGCTTGAATTTTCTCTGTAGAATGCAAAGAAAATATCGTTTCCAAATTCTCTATCTTTCATAGTGTGAATTAATGGTCTAGCCTTTCCGATGAATACATGTCCATTCTCGATTTGATTATCGATAGCAAATGGAAGGTCGTATCCTAGAGAGTCTGATACAAATCTTGTTAATCTTGTACCTGCTCCTTGATTAGCTCTATCTTCTACATAAACCTTATTTTTGAATGCTTTTCTCAATTCATTTTTAGTCCATGCATTACATGCTATCAATTCAGGTTCTCCATATCTTTGAGCGATTGTTAATAAACAAGCCTCGAATTCATCTTCAGTGATAGCTGAGTTTGCATTATAAACAACTCCGTTAGCTGCAGAGATAGCTTCTCTCCATCCTCCCATTGTTGTTCTGTTGTCTCATGGATTCTTATTTTTTCTACCGTAGTAGAGAGTTTTATCGATTTCTTGAGACATCTCGTCGAATTTAGCAAGTCTTTCTAGGTCGATAAGGTCATCCATATCTTTCTTTCTAAGAATTGCAGCTCTCTTAGTTACATAGATAGTTTTTGAGAAGTCTTGAATTACATTAGTATATTGTACAGAACCTACTGCTTTATAATCTTCAGTAATTCCTTCTTCTTTTTCTGCTTTTGACATAATCTTGATTACAGCATTAGCAGAGATTGCACTTGCTGGAGTGCTACCATATCCTCTTGTTACAGTCAATGGATAATAAGCTGAATCTCAGCTACCAGTTTTGTCTCCAACTGCAGTAACTTTGATTACTTCTTCACCACACATCAATAAATATCATGCAGTTACTCTTTCTCAAAGGTCTACATCTACTTTTAATGTAGTTCCATTGTTTGCTAAATCTTCCATACATTTACCAGCTCTAGCAACTTGTTGCTGAGAGTAGTATGTTAACTCTTCGTTTTCAATGTTTCATCCTTTTTCTGCTCTTTCAAGCAATAATAGGTTTTTAGCAGGTACTAATCCAAGTACAGCTGTAACCCAATCTTGTAAATTAAAGTCTTTAGATAAGTGTAAAGCCATTTTAGTAATAAAAACTAAATAAAAGATTATTTCTCACTCCTTTTCTCTCTAGCTAATCTTAGCATTTCTTGAGTTTCTCATGGAGTAAGATATTCCCCCTTGTTCGCTCTATCCTGCAAGTCTGCAAGTCTGCTAGTATCTTTTCATCCACTAGGCATATTAGAGCCACCAGAAGATTTACTTTGACTTCATCAGTTAGCATAAATGCTCTCCAATGAGTCTAATTTTGAGCTAAGTTTGAAAGGGTCGTTTATATCATCTATTAATGATTTAGCAGTCCCCCATTTGTCCCCTAGACTCTTTTCAAGAGCTGACATCCTTTCTTGATTTCTCTTTGAAACTATATCCTCTCTCTCTTTCCAAGATTCAGACTGTTTTTTATATTCAGCTATCTCTTGGTCTTTCTGAGTTAGCAATTTCTCGAACTCGCCTTTTTTCTTGGCTTCTTCTTCATCTGCTAATCTCTTTTTTTCAGCTTCTTCAGCCTCTTTTTTTTCATACTCTGCTAATTTTGCTTTCATTGCTTTATTAGCATCGTTTACCTCCTTAAATCTGTCATAAGGCACATTATCAGGAGTTTTTTTACCCTCATCTTCTTTTTTACCTGAGTCATCCTTAGAGGTACCAGAATCCCCAGTATTATTGTCTCATCATTCTCATCCTCCAGCACCATCATTATTGGCATCTAATAGAACTCGAATTCTGCGACCATTTCTTCGTTTCCACATTCGTTTTTGTGTTTAACAATTAAAACAGCAGGTAATATAAGCAAAAATAAAAAAGTGTAGGTTTTTGATATTGCCTACACTTTATTTTATAAGTTCTTATCTGCTGTTTTTATTCCTATCGGATGACTAGTCTATTTGTGCTATTATATATCCCCTACAGTTAGGATGGAATGGTGGTAGCTCTACAGTCCCTTGACTTACATCTACTATGTCGCCATTCATTTCTGCACAGATACTACAGCAGTCAGCTTGCTCTACTATCTTATATTTCGTTATTCAGATTTGTATTCATCTGTTTATCGTTCCTTGTACATTTGCTCTATTCGTTTCAGTCCTTACTAGCATTTCTGAATATCTTTCCATGCTCCGATATTTTCATGATCTATCTTGAAACTCTGTAATATGTTCTGCTTTCAATAATTCTATAGCTCCCCTTTTCATCTCTCCCATAGTCTCTCATTTCAGTACTCCTTTTGCTAATTCTTCTCTAAACTGCTCTTGAATAGCTTTATCTAAAGTCTGAATTGCTACTCTTTCCATTCAGTCTAAACTAGCTTTTACATACATATCGGATGTATCGATTAGAGCTTTTACTGCATTGACATGGATTTGTCCTAGATTATCTACCATCTGTTTTAGTTCCTTATATGGTAGCTTATTTACAGAGAGATACAAAGTCCCATTCTGCATTACATCATCGATATAATAAGCACCTTTGACATATTCCCTAGTGAGCTCTACTTTACTCCATTCTCCATACTCACTCTCTAGAGCTTGAGAAATCTGAGTAAGTTGTCTGAGTAATCTTTGAGCTTTAGTTTTATTTCCATCTTGGAGAGCTTGGAAATACAGTGCTCTAACTTCTTGCATAGTATCAGAAAAAAGCTTTAAAAGCTTTCTTCAGTTAGGATTATTATAATCTGGTAGCCACTGTTTTCTATCCATAGATAAGTCGAATAGGCAGTAAAATAAATGAAATCAATAATGCAAATGCTAAACAAATCTGAAATCGTATCACTCGGAACATCACAAAGAACTTCTTTGGATTACTTCAGATTTCTTTTAATGAATTTACCACTTGTTCTATGATAGGTTCATCATTCTCAAAGATACTTCATCGCTGTAAATTTCTCATTCTTTCGTTTAGTTAAGGATTAAATATTTTCTTCTTCATCTTCTTTGCTTTCAAAGGTAGCTTGATACTTAGCATAATTCTCCTTTTCTTCAGCTTTGATTTTCTCCATCTCTTGCTCTACTTCGCTATCATCATATCACATTGTAAATGCTATCGCACTTTCTCTACTCATCATTCATGCATTGATTTGACTTATAGCTGTGATAGTCCTTTCTCCTATATCGTATGCTGTTGGTTTCTTGAATTTGATAGCTGGTAATTCTGTTACCTTTTGTCCTGTGTATAGGAAGATTATCATCCTAAAGAGTCTCTGCAATGGTGCATAAATCTCTAACTGTTTCTTCTCTACTCTAGAATAGAATACTTGCCATTCTTTCTCAGTCGTTCCTACTGGATTATTTCATCATGCATATAGACTAGATCATAGCATACTAGCAGGTACACCACTCACTACAGACACCATTTTCAATAGATAAGGCAGATACTCATTAATAGAAGTCTGAATATAAGTAGCATCTTTTGTGATATATTGAGCTGGTTGTTCTCATGGATTATGTACTAAATAATCTGGATTTTCTGATTCATCATCTTCCCCTTTAGATTTTCTCCTTAGAGCTTTAGCAGTCTGAGCTGATGCAAATCATGCTGGCACAGAGAGTTTACTTGTAAGGTTTTTGATGAATTCTACAGAGATTTGACTTCATCTATCGTTTATCTCTTGGAATAGGTCGGCTAGGTCTACATAGTCTGACTGATTGAAGAATCTAGGAATATCTCCATAATAATCAGTTCTAAGTTTCGTTTTATCGACTTCTTCTACTACATGGATATTTGTAAGGTCGTTATTGAATAGGAATAATGGTAAGTCTTCAAGCTGTTCTTCTACTCATTCTTCGTATCTTTCATTCAATATATAGCTTACATTATATTTCCATTTTTCTCAGTAATAACCAGTCCATCAGTTTCAATTCTCATTCTTCTCATATCTATCTACATAAAAGTATTTCTTACCACCTTTTCATTCATCTACTACAGAGAAAATAAAGTGTTCTCTAATATCTTCAAAGTCATCTCCTATAGATAATCATTGCATATTAGCACAGTAATTTGACACTGGGATTATTTCTACTCTAGGAAATTTATCTTTTTCTCTCTTTCTACATCTTACTACTGAATATCCGATAGAACTCTGAATATCACACACTCCATTCAGAATTTTTTGGAGCTTTATTCAGTCATCTACTTCAGTAAATCTATCGTTTAAATCTTCATTATTGAAATCTACATTATATCCCATTCCTATTACATAGTCTGTATAAGCTCTTGTAATAGACCTTCATAGATTGACTGGGATGTATAAGTATTCATCTTTCTCGAAATCATGAGCTAGGTCAGATTTGATTTTGAATACATTAGAGCGATAATCTCTTTCAGCAAATTTACTAATTTGATTAGAGAAAATCTGAGCATACTTATATTTCGTTTTGATATATTCACGAAACATTGAGAGGTTTTTCTTTAAGTCCATTGCTAGTTTTAGTAAAATAAACTGAGTGTAATATAATCAATTTTTCTAAAGTGTTGGTTTTTAGATTTCTGGCACAGGATACTTTCTCATCTGTCGGCATATAGCATCAGTCATTACTCAGTCATCATGATAACCTACCTGTGCTACTTCCTTCATCTTATCATCATAAATGAAAGTAAATAATTCTGATTTAATCCTACTATCCATCTCTGTTATCAATCACTTATTTATCGCTACTTTATATTCTGCCATCATTATCGGTCTTGTCTTTGCATTCGTTATCCATCAGACATCCTGTGTTATCTTATCGTATGTCTTATCTACTGTCTCAGCTACGAAACATAAAACATACCATTCCCTTTTCTTCGCCTCTGAGTAGAAAGCATATCATGTATTATTTTTCTCTACTCCTATTCTTCCCCAATATCAGAGCTCTATTAGTCTATCGATGATATTACACAGTCATTCTCAAGGGTCAGTATGTCAGTAGTAGCAAGCCATCAATTGAGCTGTCTCTCGGTCTCTTACTTCTATACAGCTATAATCTCAGCCACTTACTCATTCTGAAGTATCGCCACCTATCACTACTTGCCTTTTGTCTGCTGGTCTATAAATCCTAAGGTCTGGAATGAGCTCATCTTCTGTATATGGTAGCTCAGTGAGAGCTTTTATCACACTAGACTTAAAGACTGGCTTTCATGTATTAAGGAATGCTTCTTCTGGAGTAGATGGATACTCTTGAAATGCATAATCAGGATTAGTTTGTGAGTTATACATATTCAGATACCATTTCTTTTGTCATTCTGTGAGAATCGTTCCATCTATCATAGGTTTATTTAGATGCTCTAATTCAGTTGGTAATTCTACTTTCTCTCATTTTTCTACTTTCAATTCATACTCTGGCATAAGCCACCATCATAGGAAAATACAACTCCATTCGTAACTATCATTATTGTAGTATTTGTGTCGCAATAGCTCGAATTCGTTTCAAAATCCGTTGGCTGTACTTTCTATGATAATGTCTCAATCTTTAGGAACAGATGGAAGTGTCCCAGCTAGTAGCTCTCATGCATTAGCAATGAAAGCAAACTCAGAGATATGTAATTTACTCCAAGTTCATCCACGAGAGTCTGTAATCACTGCTATTTTGGAGTGATTGTCTAGGAACTCCAGCTCTTTTTTAGTAGAATATTTTGTAAGTGGTTTATATCGTATCTTTCAGTCGTTTAGCTTTAGAGCTTCTGGAAGTTTAAGATATGCAGTCTTTACCTTATCAAAGATTTCATCCCTAGTAGTATCTACTTGTGCAAGTATCCCTATGTTCTGATTAGCAAAAATTACAGCATCATCCAATCATGATATAGCTTCATTGGTTGTAATTCCCATCTGTCTTCACTTCAATACAATAAGTCTGATTCTACCAAACCTATCTTTGAGCTCGTTTTTTCTTTTCTCTAGGATTTCCTGAGCTCTATTTCTCTTAAATCATACTTCTTGCTGGCTTTTATTAACGATGGTGTACAATCCTAATCTCTTGCTCTTCCTGTAAAAGTTGCTTTCCATCTCTCCTTATTTGTTTGTAAATATCACTTAGGATTTCTCTGACATAAACTGGAGTAAGGTTTAATAAACATCCTAAATCTTCGCTATTAAGTGGCTGATTTCTCCACTCATAATCGAAATAAGAGTCAAAACAGAAATCCACCACTGTGTGAAATGCTTTTCTGTCTGACTCTGGTATTTCCTTCTTGACTACAAAATTGACAAAGGCTGATTTGTACATGATTTTGATAGTTCCAAACTCTGCTACGAGTCTGATTTCTCATGTTACAAAGTACTTCTTTATCCTATGCATGTATTGTTTTATCTCTTGTAATGTAGTCGCTTGCATAGTTAATCTCTAATAAAATCTGACTCATTTAATGGCTCTGATTTATTGATATTCTCATTCTTACTTACTGCTGTTGGTTCTCAAAGCTCTGTCTTGAGTGCATTTAATCATGTAACTCTATCTCTCATGCTCATTTTATCTGAATTCTTTGTAAGGTCATTCATTATCCCTATCAAAGCATTCTTTTTTCCCTTCTGAAGTACCTCGATAGGAATTTCCAGCTCTCTAGCTTTTTTCTCCAGAGTTTTTTTCAGAGCTTTATCGATGATTTTCTGTTTGTATTTCTCCTTTTCTTCTCTCCATCACTTAACTTTTGCATTATTTCATCAAGAGGCTGAAGTTCATATTGTCTGCAATATAAATGCAGATACATCATCAATCTCACTTTGGAAGTATTGTAGCTTGAGCTCTGACCAATCGTATTTCCTTTTTGGCATGAGTTATTATTTAATCAGTTAAAATCTGTTCTAAATCTATATCTCTATTTACACATTTTATCTCAGCTGTAGGATTTAATTGATGAAATCTCTTAATTATCACTTCACAATACTTAGGGTCTAACTCCATCATATTGCATCTTCTTCCATCCTGCTCACATGCAATAAGTGTAGTTCCACTTCATCCAAAGAGGTCTAATACAAGGTCTCCTTTCTTAGAACTATTCTTTATCTGATAATCCATTAATCCTACTGGTTTCATTGTTGGATGTTCTTCACTTTTTGTAGGTTTATCTCGGTCTATCACTGTACTTTCTGCTCTTCATCAATACCATTTATGAGTTCAGGTATCTTTCCATCAGTAAAGACACGGCTCATGTTTCCATTGATAATCTTGTCTTCATAATACTAATGCATTTTTATTTCGTATCAGCTGTTGCTTTACTTGGAGTCATGTACTCTCTAATGCAGTCTGAAAGTTTATCACTTCTCTACTAGCATGTCGTACATAGAACGGTGCTCCATCTTTCATACTACTGTATGCATTATCAAAGGCATAGAATAGGAACTCATAAAAGGCATCTTTCTTCATATTATCATTCAGAATTTTTTTACCTTTGGATTCGTAATCGACATTATATGGTGGGTCTGTTAAGAGCAAGTCTGCTAATTCTCATCACATGAGAGTATCTACATGATTTCTATTAGTAGAGTCACCACATAAAAGCTTATGATTTCAAAGAAGAAAGAAATCTGATTCTTTAACTACTTTAGCTTCTTCGACTTCAGGAGTATCAATTTCTTGTACTTCTGTTTCTTCTTCTATCTCCTCCAGCTCTAATTCAAATAAATCTTCAGCTTTTAACTCTAAATCTCACACAGATAAATCATAATCTAACTCTTTCAATTCTAGCTTTAGATTTTCATTATCTCGCTCCGATTCATTGAGTTTATTATCCAATATTCTCAGCTTTTTTATTTGTGTTTCTGTTAATTTTTCCATTTTTATTACTGGGACTGTTTCCATCCCTAACTTTATCGCTGCAAGTAATCTACCATGTCCAATAATCACCACATTATTCTGATCAACCACTAAAGGCTGTGTAAATCAGAATTCTCTAATGCTGTTGGCTATACGGTTCACTTGCTCGCTATCATGAACTTTATTATTGAATTCGTATGGGATTAAATCAGCGACTTTCATGTCTGCTGTTTTCATCCGTTAGTTTCAATTAAAGAGTAAATATCAACATCACATCTTGGATTTGTCCTATCCACTCCATTACAACTTACTTTTAATTCACTGATTATTTCCCAATTATCATCTGCTAATAATCAATACTTTACTAGCATATCATTTATACTTTCCACCTTATTAGATAAATCTGCTCTTCTCATATCAGGCATCCAAAAGTTATACTCTACTCTTAATCTTTCGTTTAGATTTAGAGCTTTTAGTTTTTGTTCCTTTAATTCATTTAGCTTTTGGATTTCTCGCTCCCTGTAATCCTTTGAGCTTATTAATCTCCTTCATGTTCGTTGCTTGCTGTTTTTCTTGCTTGGTATCCTTCAAGATAGTGTCAAACTTATTATTAATTTCTTTTCTAGCATTTTCTTTTTCTTTAGGATTTAAATCCCTACAATGCGGACAATAACTTAGAAATATCGGTCGGTTATATTTGCATTTAGGACATACACTAGGATGTGACATTTTGTCTTCCGTTTTTTAGATTTTAAAAGAATTTAATTCTGATTTTCTTCGACTGATTCGTTCACTATTTCAGCATTCTCATCATACTCTTGGTCTGTTAGCAGTTCTTCTCATGTAGCTGGGTCGTATAACTTTCCATCCTTTTTCTCTGCAAAGATTACACTCTCCTTTGCTGTTTTCATCGCCTCTCGTAGCTCTTTCAATTCATCTAAACTCTCACAGTTTCTCATCCTCATTGCGATTCATTTATACAGCTCTACTTGTCACTCTAGTCCTGCTATTACTTTCTGAGCATTCTGAAATGCTTTCTTGTACTCAGCTTTACTAGGTTCTTTCATTTGTCTAAATCATTTCATTCTGATTTTTTTGATTAAATAAAAATCGCTGATACCTCAGTCGGTCTATCAGCTTTCATTCTTTTACTTTCAATTCTACCTCAAATTTTCTACCAGCTATCATACTATCTACTCGATGATGCTGTTCGATAGAGTCTACAAAAACTATATTATTCACATTATTCCTATACATAGGATATGTCCCCTTAGGTAATGCATGTGCAAATTGAAAGCTCTGTAACTCTTCTTTGCGATAAAATTTACCAGTCAAATCTGATTTTCATTTGTTCTCCTTTCGTTTTAGTTCAAAGGTTATTAGCTCACTTCATCAGCTAGCTATTCTCCTTCTACGTTTTTGTCATATTTTGTTTATCATAATGCAAAATGCCTAACTAATTAAAGTTAGGCTCTACCATTATGTTCTATCACACATCTAAATAGTAATATTGTTTTATTAAAATGCAAGAGAAAATTAGTCATAAAGTTCAATAGGGTCTGTGAAAATTCCATTAATGAATAATTTTACATCAAAGTATTTTCTACAAAATCTTTCATAGATTTCTTGAGCTTCAGACCTAGAGTCTGTTTCTTTTACTCGGTGCTTTAGTGCATCAATATAAATTGATTTTCCTGTGATTCTATATTTTTTCATGATCATTATGTTTTATGAAATAAATTAATCTTCATCATCTTCAAAATTTTCTGGTCTTACCTGTAATTTTAGCAAATCTATATTTTGTAATTCATCGTATAATGCTTTTGATTCAGTTACTCATTCAAGGTATTTTTCTAATTCTTCTCAGCTGAGACTTCAGTAGCTTGTAGTTCACATTTCTCGCTGATAACTTTTACAGCAGTTTTCTCTCCTTGTAAAGTCTAATTCTGTTCTCAAATAAAAGCTACATCTGAAATCTCTGAATTCTCTGTAATCTTTTGAGTAAAGTGTTACTTTAGGGTCTCCATAATAAGTAAGGTATGCATATTCACATACGAATCCGTGTCTTTCTGCGGATGCTTTTAGCTGTTGGAATGTTTCGTTGCTTTCCATAGCTTTTAAGAATTCTTGTTTTGTCATGTTTCAATAGGTTATAAGCTAAATATTGTAACAGTTACAGTTTAACTATAGTTCTAAAAAAAGCAAGTTATTATCGAGATTTTTTATAGTTTTTACCTAGTATTTCTCTATTTTTTCAATAAGAAAAATCTGTCATTTCTGACAGACTTCTCCTTTTAATCTCTGTAAGTCAATCTTCATCTCAAATCATCCAACATTTCATCGATTGAGCCGTATGTGTTGCTCATTCCGTTTATAGTTAGGTTGCTTGAATTGTTGTTATTCACTGTGCTATAACTATTACTAGCATTTCTTGGCTGTACATAGCTTGCTTGCCTTGCTATTATCTGTTCTGGTCAGTTCTCTCCAACTAGTGTAACTTTTGCATTAGATATATCTCATCCATAAGCCCTTGCAGATGTACTACTAGAGCCATAATATTCATTTTTCTTGGCTATCAATGTTTCTCGCTTTGAAATTAAATCATTTATACTTTTTTTCTGAGTTTCTATAGATGTCTTAAATGCTTTCTCATATTCTGCCTCTAATCAGATTTTTCTAATAGTTATCATTTCCAATGCCTCCTCTTCTTGCTCTTTTTCTTGTGTAAATTGTTCTAATTGGCTTCAAAGATTCTCGGTCTGGTCTGATAATTGCTTTGCATATTCCAAATTATCTAAATCATGTATTTCTTGCCATACTCATTCCCTATCCTCATACATTCATGACAAAGTTCCATCTGCATTTTCTGTTACTTTGATTCTCTGCTGTCATGCATAAGTATACATTTGAGCTGTCGCTATTGCTTGTCTTTCTAATGCTACTGCTTTTTTCTGTTCTAATTCTTCTTCTTTCTCCTTTAGCTTATTCAATATCTCCTGTGTCTTACTTGTTTCCTTTACAAATTCTTCAGTCTTTCTTTGTTCTTCTGTAGTATTTTCTTCTATCAATTTGATTTCATCCAACTTTTCTTTCAGCTCTATCAAATCCTTTAAGTCGTATCCATGATATTCTGTCCATCATCGGTCTTGATAATTCTGAATTTCTTTCCATGATAATTCTTCTGCTCTCTTTTTCATCCATTCATCAGTTCCCATTAACTCTTTTCTCAATTCTACATATCTTTGTCAAAGGTCTGTAACTGCCTCTCATTGTGCCTCTTCTAATTCTTCATTATAATCTCTTAGAGCTTTCTGTGCCTCTCTCCATGTTTCTTTTGCCTCATTCCTCAAATCTTCATATTCATCTTTTACTTTTTCTATGCTTTCAGTTGCACTATCCAATTTCTTTTGATGGTCGCTTATACTTCAATCCATGTCTGAATACAAATCTTTCATTTCTTCTTTTAATGACTCTGCCATTTCTTCAGCTTTAGATTTCTTACTTCATCATCCACCACCTCATCATCCAAACAATGTATCTCAGACTACTCCAGCATCTCATTTTACTTTTATATTCTTTGACTGCTCATTTATCAAATCCATTAATTTCTTCCTAGAACTACCTCATACATTAAATCTTTTACCTATTCAAACAGATGCCATTGCATTCTGCAGATTATTATAAGCAATCGTTAACTGTTCTACTTTTTTCCTAGATGCTTCTAATTCTGTTCTTGTTGCACTATCATCAGTTTTTAATTTATCGTACTCTTCTTTTGCTGTTTTTAAGTCTTGATAAGCTACATCTACTTTATTTAAGTATTCCTTTTGTTTAATTCTCTGTTGGATTTCATCTTCTGTAAGTGGTTTTCATGCCTCTAATACTGCATTCAATTCTGCTAATTTATTCTTTGCATTCTCGTACTCTTGAGCCATTGCTTTTGTATGTATATCTCATTCTCCATACAATTCCAAATTCTCCTTATATTTCTCTTGAAAGAACTCCATCGTTTCTGTCCATCATTCAATCTCTTCTTGTAATTCATGTATTCTTTTCTTCTCCTTTTTATATGCATCTTCCATGTCTTCCATTTGTTTTTCTAATTCTACTTTCTTCTTAGCCCATTCATCCAATGTCATAGCCCCAGATACTAATTGTGCATCTAAGTCATCCATCGCTCATATTGTCTTTTTTATTTGTGCCTCCAATGCTTCTGTCGCCTCGTTTGATTCCATTGTTATTCATAAGAAAGACCCTATCGCATCTACAAATGTTGTCTTTACCTCTTCCCATATCAATACTACTCACTGCAATTTCTCTCCAATCTCTGCCATCATATTTGCCCTTTCATTCTGTTGCATTACAATTTGACTTTCAGTAGTGGAGTATCTTTGCATTGCCTCATTACTTAATGCAATATTTTCTTCCCATGCTACATTAGAACGGTCTATAGCATCTGTTAAAAGGTCTGCATTCTGAGAAAGTGATAAAAAACCACGTACTAATCTTTGGTCGTTTAATCATAATGTATCTAATAATGACTGTGCCTCTTGTCATGCTCCTTGTAAAGATTTTACAAAATCTATAAATATTTGCTCTGGATGTTCCTTATACATATTCTTAAATTCATCAGTAGTCTTTCAGACTATCTTTGCATATTGCTCTAATTTTTCTCATCCTAGAGATACTGCACTATTCATATCTAATAACACTTTCTGTACTGCCGTTCATCATGCCTCTGCCTCTATACCTACAGATGAAAAAGCTGTAGCAATCGCCATAATATTTGGCTGGCTTATCCCTGCTATTTCTCAAGCACCAGCTATTCTCTGTGCAAAATTTACTATATCAGATTCCGTTGTAGCAAAGTTATTTCATAGGTCTACTATTACTGATCATAATCTATCTATATCATTCAAATCCATCTTCGTAATATTAGCAAATTGTGCTAACATTTGAGCTGCATTTTCATTTGTAAGATTCGTAGCAGTCCCTAATTGTGCTATTGCCTTTGTAAATTTATCTAGGTTTTTTGTTTCTACCCCTAATTGTCATCCGAGCTCCATAATTCATGCTAACTCTTGATAAGTCATAGGAATTTCCTTTGAAAGCTTTTTTAGTTTGTTATCCAAATTAGCGAACTCCTTAGCAGTCCCATCTACAGTCTTTTTTACTCCTGCAAATGCTGACTCATAGGAATTAGCAAGAGATATGGAATCTGAGAGGAATTGCTTTGTCATATTCCATACCTTCTGGATTGCTCCTTTGATAGTATCCCATATAGCCATTCATTTAGCAATAGAGCCTGTCATTCATTTATTCACATTCTCTCAGATTTCTTTACCAGCTCATTCTGCTTGTTTTTTCATTTTCGATGTATCTATTCCATCCTCTAGCTCTAATTTTACTTTTACTTTTAAATCATCTGCCATAGTAATTTTGATAATTAATAAAAATCTGAGTGTAATATACTCAGATTTCTATAAGTGTTGGTTTTTAATTTTACCAGTCTAATCATTCCATACCTGTCTTGATTTCCCCATCCAATCTTATGGTAACTGAATTATAACCACTTATTTCCATAATATGACATCGGAAGTCTTTATTTTCTCCATCCTTTTCTACTTCTCCATATACCTCATCCTCTCATGCATATTGATTATCTGTAATTTTAGAAATTTCTAATGAATCATCAAATAGCTCTTGTAATGCATCTTCACATATATCTTCTTTCGTATTAGAACCACATCCTGCTAATAGCAAGAATGGGATTAATAATAGTATTTTCTTCATCGTGATATTGATTTAATTATAAAATTACTTGTTTATTTTTTTCTGAATAAACTCTAATACTTCGTTTGGTCTCTGTATCCATGAAAATTTTATAGGTTTATCGTTTCATGTATACAATACGATAGTGCTTGAGAATGTGTTTAATTCTGCATCATTGATTTTATTGTACTGAATGTATTTGATATTCTTGAAAAGAACTCACTTTACTATCTTTATTCTATCTTTTTCTAAGATGAATCTTTGACAGAAAATTGCTAATATAGGATACAAACAGCACAATCAAAGGAATATGCATATTTCAGCTCATTCTTCCGTACTTCAAAAAGCGAAGAAAAATCCTGCAAGGATTCATCGACATAGAAGTACTACGATTTTTGCTGTTCGGTCTTTCTTATAGACCTTTTCTTCAAAATTTGACTCTTCAGGAGTCTCTTCTTTTTTCTCTAGGAATTCTCCACAGTGTTTACATTTTACT